CCGAGGGGCCTTTCTCCCTCGAGTTTTTGCTAAATCATGATATAGCTCCATTTTTTTCAATTCATGACGTGTGCCTTACAAGCACATAGGATGACATGCACTCGCGCTTAGCGCGCCTGTGTAGTTTCCGCAATTTGCGGCCGTTCTTTGGTCACGATACGCTAGTTTTTACTACCCGTCGTGCCCGTTTTCAGGCCCTTATCTGTGTGAGTTCATCACCACTTGACTTTAATGTCTCCCCTATCCCTATCTCTATAACCATATATCCTAAACCACTAAAGCCTTTAGCTGGATTTCGATGTACGCAATCATGCCATATTGTTCAAATATCTACACTAAACACTTCATTGTGATATAAGTAGAATGATGACAACATTATTTGCATGCTACCTGCACCCGTTTAAGGTGATATATACATTTCCGTCCGCTACTGGACCCCAAAATAGCCGGTATTTAGCCGGATGATGACTAGTGTCAAGTAGCCCTGTGTTCGGGGCAGCCCCCGACCACAACACTGCAAACTACGTCAAAAGTTTGCAGTGGACCCTAAAAGCGCATCTATGCGCTAGACCAGCACCCTCGCCTCGAAACGAGTAAGTGTAAAGTTCGCTTCCGTGAACTAAATAGTACCCCCCACAGAAAAACTATAAGATTAAACGTGTTCGAGCGTTTATCCAATTGTTTTTTCTGTGATATGCCACTTCCTAGTGACTGCCCGGCACCTGCTCGCGCAGCTCTGCCCAACTACTTCCGGGCTCCACGCCCATGGAACCCCATTGTGAATCAAGTTCAGATGAACGTTGCTGGTGTTCACCAGCCCCCTCTCGTTCCCCAGCCCATTCCTCAAGCCACCATCAATCGTGATGCGAACATTATTCTTATTATTGCCGCTCTCTTCTCAATCCTTGTTGCCTTGACTATGCCCGACTTCGTCCATTACATTCTTGTTGCTCTGCACCCGACCATCGTTGTTATGTACCTCGCCTACGGCGAAGACACTATCAACGTCGTGCTCCCGCATCTGCCACTTACCATGTTGTTTGACTTCGCCGTTACTTTCTCCTGTCGCTTGATGCTTCCATATCTTATGTTCCCACGCATATTATGGCAAGCGCTCCTTATGTTTAACGTGATCCACAAGTTTAAGCACACGCTTACCGCTCCCCAGCGGTTAATCTTGACTTTGATGCTCCTTTTTGGTTGTGTTCATCCAGTTTTCTTCTTTGATACTGGATTTTTCTACCACCCGATACTAATCAATTTACGCCTTACAACTTGGACCACATTGACCACCGCTCCCTTTTCCCTTCTCGATCAGTTCTCGGCCTTGTTAGCCCTGATGCATAACGCCCTTATGCATGCCTTAAATGGCAACATAAATTTTGACTATATTACAAAAGTCCTCACCGCGCTCTTAAGCGGTGACTATGACCAAAAATACGTTCTTGCCTTTAACAGACTTCGTCTGACTGACAATGAATACCGTACCATCCTTGGTCCAAAGTTTCGATCGCAACTTAAAACGATCCGCCGCACGCTTGAATATCGTGCCAAACGCGCTAAATTACTATCTACCATTCTCAATAAGCGCGCTAATGGTGTGGTGCCCCCCGCCACCCTTAGAAATTATATTCATAAACATCGTACCGATTTTAAACTTACCGAAACCCGTCCTCACGTTCGTCCGCAACCGCAACGCGACTTACCTGATGACGACTGGGTTTATTCTCCCTACGACGACCTCGAACTCGACGGCATCCTTGCCGAAGTTCGTGAGTGCTCCGCCTATTCTCGCTCTCCAGATACCATTGGCCTTACTCAGGCCCAATATAATCGTTATATTGTCATTCTTGACCACAAACGTCAATCCCTCCCATCGACCGTCCAAGGTCGTCTTGACTTTGTCCAAACAATGACTAATCTCCTTAATGGTATCTCCAATGCCTCTCAGACGTTCGCTAACGTCTCGAAAGCCTACGAAGCACTCCCCACAGTCCAACGAGTCGTCTCTAGCATTCTTGACTTTGTCTCATTCTTGTATGGCGCCATTAAATTGCGCGCCTCAGAATGTGCTACATTTGTCTCTGCAAAAGTCCTCTCATGGATGTCCCTTGTCCCCACTGATTACCTCAAAGATCTTTACTCCACACTCCGCTCTTACCTGATTCAACTAATTGAAGGTTCGCCCGTGACTTCCCCAGTCGGAGTAAACCCTGATCTGACCAACGTCGTTCAGGGAGGCTCTCTTGGAGATGAGCACATCGCTGTGTCCATTTTCCGCGTCTTCTCTCACATGATTTTCGGCCTTGAAAAAGTCGATATCTCTCAGATGCGTGCTCAACGCATTACTAAGATGTTCTCCGCCGTCAACACATTCACCACCTTTCTTAAAAACATTTCAAATCTGTTTCGTGAAGCTGTCGACCTCGTTGTTTACACTGTAACTGACCATTACCTATTTAGTGACGCTGACCCTAAGCTCGTTCGTGAGCTCCAAGTCACCGTTGCCATTATGGAACGTTACCTCTATGAAGACGTCACCTTTGAAAATGCAGAGAGTATTCTCCTCTGTTTCAATGCTTTCACACCTATTCACGCTCGCGTGCTTGAAGCTGCCAAAGTTGTTGATCACAAACCCTATACGACATTTATGTCGTTGTATCAACAATTTCGTGCGCTCGCCGCTCGTGCTAAAGCTGTCCTTAAGTCTAATATTCTCAAAGCTGACACCCCTGTCCACTACCTATCCGGTCCCTCCGGAATCGGTAAAACCGCTCTCGCCAACGTTATTTCTAAATACGTAGCTGCCGATCATTTCCAAAAAGAAACGACCGACTCCTGCATGTACACAAAGAATTTCGCTGACGATTTCGATGAAGCTTACGACGAAAGTCGTGACCTTACCATTTTCGCCGATGAAGTCTATCAAACTAAAGATCCCAAAATTAATATGCTGACCTCTGACTTCATTCTGCGCGTTACGGGTAATTCGCCAACCCCCGCTAAAATGGCGTTCGCCAAGAAAGGCCAAATTTTCTACAAAGCCCACCTCCTCCTGCTTGCTGCAAATTGGCCTGTTCCTCCCTCTACTATAATCGGAATTAACTTCGAAGAGGCCCTCTACCGTCGCCTCACCATCGTTGAACTAGTCCCTAAACCTAATGCTGGCTATGACCCTGCCCGCAAAGGTTGGTTCAACCCTGATGGAACTCGTAAGACCTATTCCCTTTCTAATCTCGATGACTGTATCACACTTAACATCGGCCATGTTCATTATGACCGATCTGAAAATGCCGAACCGCAAATTCTGTATGATCACAAATATCTCTCTGTCGCTCAGTATATTGGCCTCACACTCAAAGTTATCCGCGACGCGAAAGAACGCATTAAAGTTCTTATCAAAGATCTTGCCGATGTCACCCCTGACAACGCTCAATCCTTCGTCGCGGAATTTGATAGCTCACTCGAACGCAAAGAGTTAGCTAAAAATATACGCTTTCACCCCAAATTCACCAACACTACCCCTAGTGTTTCGTCTAATTCCACTGTTCAAGGCAACGTTGTTGCCCGCACGCTTTTTAAGCCCAAATCCCCTGTCCAAGCTGAGGACGATGATTTTGTTCAAAGTGTTGCTGATTATACAAAAAATAGTGGCCGCGATTTTACCCGATTCCATCGGAACCTCCAAATCGCCCTTAACCACTTCTTACTCTATGATCTCGATACAACAAAACTCCTCGTCCAAGACGATGCTATCGTCGTCGATGAAGCCTATGCAAAGACTCTTGGCATCACGTGGGTGCGCCCTCATATACATGGCCATATTCCCTATATGACCTTTATAAGCCTCCACCATGCCTCAATCAATGCAACTCTCATCCAGCGCTTCAAAAAAGCCTGCACCAACCTTGTCACTTTCGTCAAAGACCACTGGCTAGCAGTAGCCGGTGCCATTGCGAGCGCACTTGGCATCTGCCTTGTCGCTTTCAAATTCATCACCGCCGATGATGACGAAGAACAATTTCCCTCCTCTGTTCAAGGATATGAGAAAACTATTCCTAAAGCACAGCGCCTCCGTCAAAAAGTGCGCGCTGGCAAGACCCAAATCGGTGATCGCGCCTTGCGCGACCAAATCACCCTTATTGCCCAAAATGCTGCTACGATAAAAGTTCTCAATATCTACTCAGATGCTTCCGCTTCGTCCTTTGAAACGGATGGCATCTGCATTGGCTCCCGAACCTACCTCTTCCCCTCACACGTTCTCTACCCTTGTGAAGGAGGAAAGTTCAGCCAGTGCCAAGTTACCCTCGTTGTTGGTATGCAGAAGTACACTTTTCCCGCTACTGCACTCGATATTCAGGAATTCCATCGTGGTGATGATAATGATCGCGTTCTTACGCTTGATCTTGTCAGAATCACATTTCCTAAAATCGTTCGCGAACTCACTGACATCCGTCATTTGTTCGTTACCAACGCTGAGGTTGACCAATCTCTCCTCTCCTCCCTCGTCCTAAGCCACTTCCGTGGCAATACTGTTCATACGCAAACCATTGCTAAAGCAGAATTTTGGACGACAACCGCCCTCGGTTCACTGGAACCGAATCAAGAAAAACCAGTCACCTGCAACCTCGACCTTGCCGACGAAAGTTTTATTTATGAAACGACACACGCTGTGTTGTGCAATTTAAGAACCGAACTCGGTGATTGTGGAGGTCTGTACGCCCGCGATAACGAAAAAGCCGTACACAAATTCTTCGGAATGCACGTTGGCACAGCCTTTGGCAGTGCCGTGTGCGTATTACTCACCCAAGAAATTATCGAAGAATTTTGCCCTCCTAAAAAGGGCTCTGCAGTCCAATGCCTCATTATCGCAACAAAAGATGGTGTTCGTGATGTTACTCTCACTAAAGAACCATCCCAGAACTACGACTTCATACCTGCTTCAAGCACGTATGTTGGCACTCTTCCTAAAGAAGAGAGCAAGCTCCATAACTACCCGCCTTTTGGCTCGAAAATTAAACGCTCTCCAATGTTCCCGGAAGTTCTCCCAGTTCTAGCCCCCGCTAATCTAACTCCGAAAACCCTCTTAAACGCACGTGTCAAACTCGAAACACCATTCGTGGATGTTAAGACTCATAACAACCTGTTCCAACGACTGTACAAAGTCTATGGTGACAAGTTCGTCCATCTAGCTCAGCAAACACAGAATCTCCCCGGTGTTCTATCCATGCGCGACACGCTTAACCAAATCAAACAAGTCGAAAACTTCGCTGGTCTCAAACGCGAGACTAGCTCAGGCTTCGGCAAGATTAGTAAAGGTAAGATCGATTTTATTGATTTTGACCTTGAAAATACGCCAACTCCAATCCTCGAAGATTATCTCCACGAGGTTGTCACCCGCATCGCTGCAGGTGATGACGTTTTGTTCCCTTTTTTGGTTACAATGAAAGACGAATTACGCCGTCGAGAAAAAATCGACCGTCCACGCATTTTCTTTGCTGGACAGTTGATCCTTCTTGTGCTCTCTAAAATGTTCTACGGCTCAGCCATTTCCCTTTGGCTCAACCATCCCGCTGAACTCCACCATTTGGTGGGCACAGATCTCAACAGCTCTGCCGGTCGTGTCGTCTACGGCGACTATGCTCACACGCATGGCACGTATTCCGATCAGGCAAACAATGACAATACAATTGTCCGCGCTTCAAAAGTTGAGTTTTTCCAAATGCTCGACCGTGTTTGCATCGTCCTTGATCAACAAACACCAGTTAACGCAAGACATCCTTATTGGCCCCTCCGCCACCAGGTCCGCGATGCTGTCGCGAAGGCCCACATCAGCTTCATCTCTGTTTACCGAGATGTGATGTGGCGCACTGACCACGCCTTCCCTACTGGATCGCTCTTCACCACTCCCTTCAACTCTGTTAATCAGGTTGTGGAAGGTTGCCATAATGTCATTGAGTCCTTAGTCCAACTTGACCACCCCCTTGGTCACGCTCTATCCTCTGAACCTTCAAAAGCTTTCGACACTCTCCGTGCTCGCGCGTACGGTGATGATGGAATGTTTGCCCACCCTGTCCCAATTCCGATTGAATTGATCGATAAGATCGATTTCGAGTCCTTTGGCCGGCATGTTACTCCTGCCGACAAAGGCCGCGGAAATGAGGGTGGAAAATTCAATATCCTCTCACGCACACCTAGCCCCTTTGGGTACCGCTTACCCATTGACACTGTCGAAGCTATTCCGCTTTGGCGCTGGTCCAACAGTATCCCCGACGCAGAAATGTGTCTCATCCTTGTTGACAGTGCCCTTAGTGAATGGTTCTACTACGGCCCCGATGTGTTCGAAACAAAGCGAACCCAGTTCAATTCTGAACTCGCCCGACTTGGTTACAAATCGTCTTCGCTGACCTATGCGAAGCTGATGAGTGACTATGTCTCACACATGTAGGCCGCCCTACCGTCCGAAATGACGTTAAACTAACCCCCCGATCCCGGGGGGCCCCCGTCCGAAATGACGTTAAACTAACCCCCCGATCCCGGGGGGCCCTGGCCTCACGCGATCCGCGTGGGGCCTAACGCCCAGCCTGGCGTGGTGGTTAGTAATAACCACCGAATGGCTAGGGAATGCATCCTGCGTTCCGGGGTATTGTCTCTTTCCCCAGAACGTAACGGCGCCCGTGTATAGTATTATGTATTGTACAATTGTAAATAAAGACTAGCTTGTATCTCTCTGATCCTGGATACCGGCGAATTTTAACGGATAGCTCAATCTCATTCCAATGAAAAAACTGCTGCGAAACAAGAAGACCGGTCCCAAACCGGTGTAGTAGCAAGTTTAGACCACGTTACTTCTTACGAGGACTCCTCAAATGTCCTCACGTCCATGACTCCCGCTCCGGAGAAGTTTATTGTCTCCGATACTGATCCCTATATGTCCGGCGAAGTCGCGAAAGCACTCACGCGTTCCTACCAGATAGGTTCCTTCACATGGAACTATTCTGATGGCGTGGGTGCTCCACTCGCTGTCCTCCACTTCCCGGTCGTTCTTTTTAACCTGCCCTTCATCAACGACAAGCTCAAGTACTACCAGTACTTTCGTTCAAAAGTCAAAGTCTCATTCAGACTGTCCACGACTAAGTTCGAATATGGCACGTTGCTGGCATCCTTTCTCCCCTACTACAATGTAGCGGGTGCCTACAACTACCGCCATGTTGGTGTGTACAAGCAATCCCAAAACCGCCCTCTCTTGATCTCTGCCCAGCAGGGTTCTACAGTTGAGATGGAGTTGCCATGGGTACACCCGCACCAGTACATGCTCACCTCGTCCGCCCTAGATGAGATAGC